GGTTGCGATCTCCTATCTTGACTCCAGCCATCTCCAACTTCTTGTAGAGATCCTCAACACCCCAGATGCCACCGTTTATGATTACCGTAGAGCTGGCTGCAGGGCTGCCGGAAGATCCTAGCGGGGTGATGCGTACATGTTCACGACCAGATCTATTGTCCCCCAGCATGGCCAACATGGGACCGTTGGTAACAAAGTCGCCTCCGGATGCGAACTTGGGAACCGTACTCAGATCAACGCCAAGCTCCTGGAGTTGGCTGATGATCGAGCGCAGCTCATCGGCTGTGGCCGTGTT